TTGAGGTTAACAAGATCGAAGCGGCGTCCTCTAGCGTGTTTGTCAGCGGCTGGAGACCTGCTATCGGCTGGATCGGCGTTGCGGCTATGGGCTACCAGTTCTTGGCTTATCCGCTGTTTCAGTGGGCTTGGAAGTACTTGCAGGCTATGGGCTGGGTTCCAATAGGCATGGATCCTCCCCCAGTGCTCGAGGCTGACCAGCTTTGGGTCATCCTGTCAGGCATCTTAGGAATCGCTGGTATGCGTTCTTTTGAGAAGACTAAGGGTGTGGCAAGCAAGTAACCTTGTCACAAGTTAAAAGGCATACTAAAATGTCCCAACGAATCTACGAGGTGAACGCATGACGACCGCAAGTGTTATGACCTATGACAGTTTGGTCGAGAACATCCAATCTTATTTGGAGCGTAACGACACTTCCACGCTGGACAAGATCCCTCTGTTTATCATGCTGGCTGAGCAGGTAATTGCGTCTCAAATCAAGTTTTTGGGTAACCTGACCGTCAACACCAGCACCATGACCATTGGCGCTAACGTAATTGATAAGCCAGCTCGTTGGCACAAAACAGTATCGATGAACATTACCGTGGCTGGTGAGCGCCAGCCTGTATTCAATCGTAGGTATGAGTACCTGCGCGAGTATTGGCCTAACCCCGCCACCACAGAAGTCCCAAAGTACTACTGCGACTACGATTACACCCATTGGATGGTAGCGCCCACCCCTGCCGCGGCTTATGATTTTGAGGTGCTGTACTACGAACGTGTTCAGCCTTTAGACAGCTCTAACCAGACGAACTGGTTTACGATCTACGCCCCTCAAGCACTGCTGTACGGGTCTTTGCTTCAAGCCATGCCGTTCCTTAAGAACGACGAACGAGTGCCCTTGTGGCAGGGTCAGTACAAGCTGATCATGGACATCTTGACGGCTGAGGACAAGTTGCGTGTTGCAGATCGCCAAGCGGTCGCCAATGACAGTTAAGGACTAACATGAGCTACAACTCACCATTTACAGGCAACGTCATTCAACCGACGGACGTTTCTTATCGTTCGGTTACGCTGAGCGCTAACACCCAGTTACAGTGGCCCATCAACGGCAACGCTACGGACGACTATGCGGCTAGGATTATGGACGTCACGGCGTCTGCGGCTAACCTTAGCTTGTTCATGCCCCCAGCCAATCAAGCCTCTGTAGGTCAAGATGCTTTGATTCGCAACGTTGGAGCCAATACTTTTACGGTAAAAGACTTTGCTGGCGCTAACACGATCATCTCTGTTGCCGCTGGTCAGTCAAGGTATGTCTACATTACAGCCAATCCTACGGTTACAGGTACATGGAGCAACATTTCCTTTGGTACGGGGACATCTTCTGCTGACGCCTCTACCTTGGCTGGTTACGGATTGGTTGCAAGCGGTACAACATTAAACCAAAGCCACCCAGCTCAATCGGTTGTGACGGGTGGAACCTTTGCCACCACAGATCGCGCTCAGACCTTGGTTTGGTCTGGTGGAGCTGGTACTTACACTCTCCCCGCAACTTCTACCTTGGGCAATAATTGGTTTACGCTGTTCAAGAACAGTGGAACTGGCTCGATGGTTATCTCAGCAGGCGACAACATTGATGGAGCCTCTACAAAGACTTTTGCTCCTACAGAGTCGGCATTTATTGTATGTACAGGAACTACCTACATCACCGTTGGTTACGGTGTCAGCTCACAGTTCTTCTATACATCGCTAGTCAAAGCTGTTGTTTCTGGCTCTTACACGTTAAGTTCCAGTGAAGCATCCAACACCATTCAAACGTATACAGGGACGCTGACAGGTAACGTCACGATTGTTTACCCGCCTGTGGTGAACTTGTACGTGATCAAGAACTCTGTGACAGCAGGCGGTTATACGCTCACCGTAGGAACTGGTTCTGGCACATCGGTAACCATTCCTTCTGGTCAGCAGGTGACTTTGGCTTGCGATGGAACAAACTTCTTTAACGCCAACACCTCCCAAGCAGGATCGGTTACCTCAGTATCTTTAGCTGACGGTACTGTTGGCGCGCCTTCTCTGAGCTTTGCGAGTGAGTCTACTACGGGTGTTTACCGTGCTGGAGCTGGTCAATTTAACACCGCCATTTTGGGTGTGGTGAGGTCTACATTGTCGGCAACAGGCTTGACGATTGCCGGGACTGTGACGGGTACAACGGGTACCTTTACCACTGGTATTACTGGGGGCTCGTTCTAATGACCAAGAAGGTCTTTGCGCTTGATACAAAGCCGGGCATCCAGCGCGATGGAACTGTTTTTGACAAAGAGTTCTACAACGACGGACGTTGGGTAAGGTTCCAGCGCGGACGCCCTCGCAAGGTTGGTGGCTATACGCAGATAACCGCAGGGATTTCAGGCCCATCTCGTGGCATTTACGTCAACCCACAGCAAAGCTTTAACAACGTATTTAATGGGCACTCTAAGGGTTTGCAGGTTGTTCCTATTGACAACAACGGTGTGGGTGCTGGTGTGACGGATCTAACGCTGTCTAACTTTACGGCATCGGACAACAATCTGTGGCAATTTGATACGTTCTTTGACGTCAGCGGATCTGGAAATAACTTGCTGTTAGCGCACCCCGGTCAGTCTCTTGCCCTCATTGACAACAACGTCAACACCCCTGTTTTGGGTGGCAACATCACTGGCACAAGTTTGTCAGCTATTGGCGTGTTCACCGAGTCGGTGTTCCTCAACAGCACCACGACAATGTATCTCTCGACCCAAAGTCTTCAGATTGGTGCAGGTCAATCTATCTCTGGGACTGGTATTCCTTCTGGTACTACGGTTGTTTCTGCCAACCTTTCCGTTCCTGTTCTGAATGCTGTAGCCGTAACTGGTATTGCTGGTCAGTGCTCCTGCACATCAACAACAGGTTTGTACATAGGTCAAACAGTAGCCGTTTCTGGCACCAACACTGGCACAGCAACAGGCATTACCTCTGGCGTGACGTACTTCATCATTGCCACTAACTACGCTACAACTTTTACTTTGTCCGCCTCCTCTGGTGGCGCGGCAATTGTCACCACCGCTGGCTCAACAACTGGCTTGGTGTTTACGCTTGGTCAGATACAGAACGTAATAATTTCTGCCGCCGCAACAACATCTGGCGCTTCTACAATTACTTTTGACAACAACGTTTCCGTTTCTGGTGGCGTGGTCACCCTTCACCCTTACGTGTTTGTTTACGGCAACAACGGACTTATTAGGAACTGCTCAGCAGGCAATCTAAATGATTGGGTCTCTGCGGACGCCAATGAGGTATCTGTAGCGACTGGAAAGATTGTCCAAGGGCTACCCGTCAGGGGAGGCTCAAACGCGCCTTCTGGGCTGTTTTGGAGCCTTGACAGCCTTATCCGTGTGTCTTACATCGGTGGTGCTGGTACACCCCCACAGTTTTGGCGTTATGACTTGATCTCTTCGCAATCGTCTATCCTGTCTTCTCAGTCTGTGATTGAGTACGACGGTATCTATTATTGGTGCGGTGTTGACAGGTTCTTGCTTTACAACGGTGTTGTGAAAGAGATCCCTAACACCATGAACCAGAACTACTTCTTTGACAACCTAAACTACGCCCAGCGCGAAAAGGTTTGGGTGTCAAAGGTTCCTCGTTTTGGTGAGATTTGGTGGTTCTACCCTCGTGGGAACGCTACTGAATGTACAGATGCCATCATCTACAACATACGCGAGAACACTTGGTACGACGCTGGTGAGGCTCTTGGCGCTCGTCGTTCTGCTGGTTACTTCTCTCAGGTCTTTACTCGCCCAACTTGGGCTTCATGGGAGACTAACGAAGTAGGTGGTGTAAACGCCCTCACGTTAACTGCTGGTGGAACTTTGTACACCAACGGAACCTACACCAACCAAGCGTTGACAGGCGGAAGCGGTTCGGGCGCTACAGCTACGATTGTGGTGGCTGGAGGTATCGTTACCTCCGTGACGATCTACAGCAAGGGCAAGAACTACGTTGTTGGCGATGCCCTTTCAGCCGCGATCCCAGTAGGTTCTGGGCTGATTATCACGGTCAATCAGGTGGTTGACTTTGTGTCCTTGTGGCAACACGAGATTGGGACTAACGCGGTACAGAACACGACCGTGTTGGCAATTGAGTCGTTCTTTGAGACCAATGACTTAGGCTTTGTCTCAGGTGGCCCCTCCCAGCCTTCTCCTGTCGGCGAAAACAAATGGTTACGCCTAGAACGTGTTGAGCCTGACTTTGTACAAAGTGAAGACATGGAGCTGTACGTGACTGGACGATCATTTGCCCAGTCCGAAGATACAACGTCTTCTGCGTACACGTTTGGCCCAAACACTGGCAAGGTTGACATGCGTGAACAACGACGTGAGCTTCGTTTAAAGTTTGTCTCTAACGTGGCAGGCGGGAACTATCAAGTTGGTAAGATCCTCCTCGATGCTGATTTAGGTGACGTGAGACCATAATGGCAACCATACTTAACACCAACCCAGTCTACGACCCAAGGTATCACACCTTTGAGTCGTGGGCGTCGCTCATGTGTGAACAGTATGCGGCACAGCAATTGGCTATTCCAGATGCAAACACAAATTGGAAAGATTGGGCGTCAGGGCTAAAAGCTATTGATGTGTTTACGAATGAGGGCATCCCCGGCCCCTTCATCTACGACGACTGGCAAGAATGGGCTGAAGCTCTTGTCAACGCAGTTAACCCAGCGGTAAATTGATATGGCAATTGATTATTTTGCACAACAATTTGGCAAAGACACTTCGGAAACTGAGCCTGACTACACACAAATGATGTTGGATCGCTACGCTACTATTGGGCGTACAGGGGTCGGTACTGGAGCATCCAACGTTGATAAAGAAGGTCTTGACAATTGGGTTCGCGCTTTGCAAGAAGGTCAAGTTACACCCGCAGACCTTGACGCCCGTTTTAGTGCGGCTGTTACTGATTACATGGCGCAGAACCCTAACGACCAATACACCAACTACGTAAAAGATTACCAAGCAAAACAAGCTGGCACGACTGGGGAAAAAATACAAACGACTGGCGGGGGGGATATTAATGCTACTTCTAATGTAGACAATTCGTCTGTTACAGGCGCTTTAGCGCAAGCCGCCGTTACAACCCCAACCAACACTTACTTTCAAGCCAATCCAGACGTTGCCGCCGCGTATGCCGCAAATAACTATGGCTTAACACCTGATCAGTTTGCTTCTACACACTACACAAATTCAGGTCAATCTGAGGGCCGTGTTGCGCCAGCGGGTACTCCAGTTATAAGTGCGCCACGATCATTACTCGATACAAATACAGCTACTGTTGTAGACACACAAGTAAAACCTAACTATAGACAAATGGTTTTGGATGCCTACGGCTCTATTGGTCGCACGGGTATTGGTACTGAAGCACATCAAGTTGATGCTGAAGGCGCTGATGCTTTTACTGAAGCGTTGGAAACTGGAAAAATTAAACCAGAAGATTTTAAAAACACATTTCAAACCGCTGTTGTTGACTACTTAGCAAGTAAGCCAGAAGATAAGTACAGCACTTACGTCACGAACTACCTGACACAGAACAAGCCTGCCGCGGTTTCAGGTGTCGTTGATCTGTACCAAAACGTGCTGGGACGTGCTCCTGATCCTAAAGGTTTAGCGGACGCAATCAAACTATACGGCACCGACATTAGCGCAGAAGATAAAGCTTCGTTTACAACTTCGGCGCAAGCAGAACTGGATAGCCGAATTCAAGATTTGTACAGCGAATTTATGGGGCCGGGAAGAATTGCAGAGGAAGAGGGAAAGAAATACTGGAGAGACCGTTTTGGAAACAAAATTACCGCTTCCAATAAAGAGGAGTTCCGTACAGCCGCCGCCGCAGAATTGTCTGGTGCATTTGGCGCTCAAGGCGCTGATGCAGTAGCTGGTTTTAAGTACGCCAAAGACCTTGGCATCAGTGATGCTGGCTTAAAAGCAACTCTTGGTGAAGATCTGTACAACCAGTACCAAAGTAAACTAAAAAGCAATACAACCACGAGCATCAACAACATTGTCGCGGACAACTCCCTAACGTTCGAAGAATCGCAAACAGTTGCCAATTTAGCCCGTGATCTTAATTTCAACTCGCAACAACTTGCTGACCTGACGGGTAAAGACAAGTCTTTGTTTGACACCATACTGACAAACTACGACACCAATCGCACCAAGATTATTAACGATACCCTCACAGGCGCAAACGTCTTGACAGACGCTGATAGGGTAGTTGCTAGTTACGCTTTAGAGAAACAGTTTGGCTTTACCGATGCTGACATTGCAAAAGCTACTGGCGTTGATGTTAAGGTTATTCAGAACAGCCTGAACCCCGTCAGAAACTTTGAGTCAGACTTCTCAAAAATTGCCAACAACACGGACTCAACCACACAACAGATTAAAGATTT